CGATTACTCAATTCAACCTGAGAGAGGCTAATGGCTAATCTTCCTGGTGGTGCATTTGCCAAGGGGCGGGACCGTATTGTGCGCCTCGCCGACCCCGGCAGCACCCGCAAATCATGTACAGTGACCGCAGGCGTAATTACGCCGCCCACCGGACTTACCTACAAGTTTCTGGCAGGCGCAACCCGCGCTGAATTCACTCCCAGTCCGTCCTCTCAGGAGTTCTTCCTTCTGGGTGATGATGGCTGGAGAGATTCCGTGGGTGTGACACAAGCTGGTGAGCTGGCGTGCTCCGCCTTCTTTATTAACAGCTTGACCTCCGGCGCACCAAATGCCGACATCGATGGTTCTCTGAACCTCGTGATTGCGGCAGAGTCTAATCCTGACGTTGAAGTCTGGGTAGAGGCGTTTACCTACCTTGGTGTGGACACTACCTCCAAACATAAATACCACGCTCGCATGTTCCAAGCATGCGTGACTGGAGTGTCTGAGGCTGCACCATCCGACGGCCTGATCGAATATTCCTGGACATTCCAGTCCCGAGGCGAAATTTGGTCCGGTATTTTTGACGCCGGCACCACCAAGCTGTCGGTGTACTGATGCAATTTGACTTGCTGGTCTCAGAGGACAAGCGGTCATACTTCATCAACTCTCGAAAGGAGGGGATGGTGTTGGAAGTGGGGGCTTCGTACCTCGCTCCCAATACCTCCTCTCCTTTAACACTTGAAGGCGAGGGTGTTAAATTATCGGTGGTCCTTCCCTTAGAGTGTGTAGACAGTTCAGAAGAGCTTGTCGCATCTCAAATGTCCTACTTCATAAACTAATGAGCAAATACTCCAAGCTCTACTACGGCGACAAGGAATACCACGAAATCCCGCCGTTTCGCTTTCCCATCTTCAAAGACTTGGTAGCTGGAGAGGCTGAAGGAATTGAAGATATGGCCCGAAAGCAGGCCAGCAATACTTACGCTCTGATCCGAATCGCCCGACAAGTATCAGCGAAAAAAGGTTGCAGCATCAAAGAAGCTCTGGACCTGCTGGGTTCGGCTGATGTAGAAGACGACAGCATTTACGAGTTTGCCGACGAGCTTGCCTCCATCCAAGCGGAGAGCACCAACGTAGCCGAGCAGAAGATCGACATGGTAACGCTGTTTATGCGCTACCGAGGCGAATACCGAGAAGGGAAACAGTGGAAGCTAACAGACGACTGGGTAAAAGATGATACTCGGGAGATGCCCAATAAAATCCTAGATAGTGTCTTCGAGTTTATTGGCTGGGAGAAGAACGGGTGGCCTGAGCCCGGCGAATCTGAGGAAGACTCGGGAAACTAAGTGAAGAGGATGCTATCGAGCAACAGACCAAGTACTACCAACAAGTCCTAAGTACCGACCCGCTCGACATCCTCTCCCTCTACACAGAGTTCCGGGCCTCGTTCTTCTCCTCCGATTACGATAGGCAGCAGTTCCTGCGGTTGCCCCTAGGGTACATTTACGAGCTCTTGAAAAGAAACGCGGAGCACGAGAAGAAGCGCGCAAACATCTACTCAATCTCAACCGCACGCCTTACAAGTGTTATCTTGGCGATTGCAAATGGATTCAGCGGCAATAAGTCGGAATGCAAGGTCAAGATCGACGAATTACTACCGTTCCCGCTAAATGCAGAACAGCACGAGCGGGATCAAGAGACGAACAGAATCTACAAAGGGTTGATTCAAAGCGGTCGCGTTCCACTCCATGTAATTGCAGCCCTCAACAAGGTAATTGATATCGAGCCCCGATAATATAGAACTACGCAAGGGAAAGAAGTGGCTAGTCTCGGCGAACTTACTCTTTTTATCTCTGCCGAGTCAAACCAGGCAGTCAAGAATATCCAGCAGGTCAGCAAGTTAGCTGACCAGGCTACGCTTGACCGCAAGCTCAATATCAATACCAATGCCACGCAGGTAGCTCGCGACCTCGGGCAAATTTCAACCGCCTCAGATCGGGTTGGTCAGTCCGCGTCTGTAACATCACAGCAGCTCAAGAATTTAGGAGCCAGCTTTGACGCACAGCGGATAGCGAAGGAATTTATCTTCTTGGACGACAAAATCCAAGAAGCTGGGAGGAGTGTAGAGAAACTACGCAAGACACTCGACACAGTTGGCTTAGGAGGCGTCAACAAGGCCATTGACTCCGCCGCCCTAACGCTGACGGCGAGATTCAAGCCTGAGGTGCTTGAGGAACAGATTAAAAAGGGCGTCGTAGGCGGCGTCTCTGCGGGTGCGGATACCACAAAGAAGATTCTCTACAAGAACTTCTTCTCCGGTGTCAGCGAAGGGGTCAAGGACGGCGTAAACACACTTGCAAAGATCGGCTTTGCTGGTCAGGGTCTACTGTTCATTGTTGAGCCCATCAAGGCCGCCTTCAAGGGCCTCTTTGACTTCACAATTGGCCAGAATATCCAGCTCAGGGACACGATTCTCGCTACACAAACGACTCTGGCGACGACACTTGACGTAGTGGGTCGTAACGGTCAGAAGATTACGGATCCCTTTGAAAAGATCGTTGCACTGGAAAAGCCAGTCAATGACGCCATCGAATCAATCCGGATTCGATCGCTGAAACTGGCTGGAGTGACCTCAAGCCAGGTCATTGACGTGTTCAGCGTTGTGGCCACGAATGTCGGTCAGATCAACGGAGATCTGAAAGATGCCGAAAACCTGGCTATCGCGTTCACTGCCGCACTTGGCACGCTGGGGATCCCTCTGTTCCAGGCACGGCAAGAGATCGGATCGATCCTAGGTGGCTACATCACAGAAGACTCGCTGCTGGCCAAACGACTGGGTATCACCAACAAGGACATCCAGAAAGCTAAGGGAGAAGTTGGTGGGGTCACCAAGTTCCTGCTGGACAAGCTGAAAACAGCGGAAGCAGGTCAGGCCATCCTGGCGCAAGGCTTCCGGGGTGTCACCTCGAACATCAAAGAGCTGTTCGAACTGGTGGGTCTAGCCCTGGGCAAGCCCTTGGTAGATCCTCTAGTCGCGGGCCTAAACAAGGCGTTTCAGATCCTGTATACGTTCAAGACCCTGTTGGTCGACGTAGGGACCATTGTCTCCAAGACGTTTAACTCCTTCTTTGCAACACTGTTTGCCCCCTTCCTGGGTGGCTCATTTGCGACAAGCGTAAAAGGCAAATTCGAGCAGTTCACAGCCCCGCTAAAGGAACTGCTCCAGAAGGAAGAAGGAGGTCAGTCGGTTGGGGGGTTGCTTGAGAACGCACTCCTGGGCAGGAACCCTGACAAGGTCCCAAAGGTCCTCAACGGAGTCGTATCGAAGATCCGAGAGTTCCGACTGGAGCTCAGAGCCGCTGCCGAGGAGGCTGGTGGCCCCTTGGCACGCTTGCTGGGTTCAGAGAGGGGAGAAGGATTTAACCCGCTCCGGATCGCATCACTGCCACTAGGTGACCCTACCGTCTTTAACAAGGGCTGGGATACTCTCAGGAGCACATTTGAGGAGCTGGGCAAAGGCGTATTGATGCTCGCTGAAGCATTCGCCAAGTTCAAGATCAAGGAATTTGCTGACACTGTCAGGCTGACAGCTGAAGTGGTCAACATGTTGGGCAGCGCCTTCTTAGGTGCCGCCAACCTGGCCGCGAGCTTCTTCCAGACACTGGCAAGCTTCCTCAGCTTGCCGATTGTTGAATACTTCAACCAGATAAGAGTCGCCACAAAGCTGATCGGCGTCAGTGACCTCGTTGACAACCTGAAGATCCTATTTCTGAGCTTTGTCGGGATCAAGAACATACTGGCGACTGTCCAGACAACATTCACAGCTTTCCAAACAGGCTTAAAAGGCATTGCCATTGCGTCACAGACGCTTCAAGTTCCCCTGGGAGCAATGACAACGGCCCTAGCCGGCATGAGCTTTACGGGACGTGCCTTTGCGACTGCTGGTGATGTCATGGGGAGAACTATTGACAAGCTTGGCACGGCACTGGGATATACGGCCGAACAGCTCCAGGGGTTCAAGAAGGACCTGACAAGCATCGACGGCGTAACCAAGACCGTCAAGGCCAGCATGAGAAGCCTGATCGGTCAGATGCTTGCAGTAAACCTGGCATTTGCTGCCTTGTCGCTGCTTATCGGCGTGGTGATAACTACAGTTAGCAATTGGAACGAAGAGCAGAGAAAAGCGAAGGAAGACGCCGCAAATCTCAACAAGGCACTTAAAACATCGACAAACGAGCTGTTCAGCCTCGCCCAGTCAGCAGACAAGCTTGACGCATCGAAGTTCTCAATGAAAGTTCAGCTCATGCGAAATGAGCTGGAGAAACTGGTCGACAAAGCGAATACATCCGCCGAGGCTATCCAGGAAGCGGAAGAAAAGATCGCCAAGATGCGGGCCGGCGGCGTATCAGGTGATCGATCTGCCTACAATCCGCTGGCATCCTTGATGTCACGGATCGACCCCAATTACTACAAGCAGTACGAAGCGCAGCTTGAAAAGGTCCAAAGGGATAAGCAGAAATCTGAAGCTCAGAAGATGGCCGCCGCCAACGCAGCGGCACAGATTCTCGCTGACAAGATCGCTTTCGCTGAGCGCGTAGAACGTCAGAAGGAAGAAGGAAAGCTACTCGCCCAGCAGCGCAAGGGGTTAGAAGAGGACGTTGCAAAGCAGCGGGCGGAGCTCGCCAAGCAAGTAACCGATAAAGAGTTCTCCATGCGAATGGAGCTAGAGCGTGAAACGCTTCGATTCACAAAAGAGCGCTCCACCTTCCAGATCGACCAAGCTAAGAAAGCAGCTGACGCTCTGATTGATGGGCAGACCGGTGCTGGTGCAGAGGCCATCAGAGCTCTGAACGAATACATCTCAACAAGAGATAAAGCTGACGTAGAGCGCCAGATCAACGAAAAAGAATTCGAGCTCACCATCCAAGAAATGGACAAGGGGCTGGGTGACTTCAAGCTGCAGATCGCAGAGAAGATTGCAGAGATCCAAAAGCGAGTTGGCAAATTCCAGATGCAGGTGGCGGACTACCAAGTCCAGAAAGCTATCGACGCAGCCAATGCCGCCAACGGAGCCGGCAACGGCAATCCCACCCCCGGAGCGCCAACGGGAACCGGAAACTCCGACAAGGTCGTCCGTTTCTTCATGGATAAGGGCCTGCCCAAGATCTCGGCAGCCGCCCTTGCAGGCGGAATGATGCAGGAATCCGGGTTGAAAGCTGACGCAATCAACCCCACCTCCGGTGCAGAAGGCATTGCTCAGTGGAATGACAGCCGCAAGCAAGACATGATCAATGCTGGAGCTCGAAACAGCTTCGATAAGCAGCTTCAGTTCATGTGGAAAGAGCTGATGACCACCGAGTCAGAGGCGCTGTCTGCATTGAGAGCGGCCAAGACCTTGAATCAGGCTCTACTCGCCGCCGCTAAGTTTGAGAGATTTGACGGCTACAAGAAGATTGGCTCAGGCACCGAATGGGGCGACCGAGTTG